AAAAGATTGAAAGCAATTACAACAAGTCCGTCAGGGAAGCTGGCAAGCAAACAGATGATCTTGCACGTAAAGTTTTTAATCTTGCACGAGAAGCCGCTCAGGCTGGCGGCAACCTCAATGAAGGTCCATTAATTCAGGCTTTGGTGCAGCTTGAGGAAGCATCGAATGAACTTGCTAGAGGCGAGACTGGTCAGGCCATGTCCGACTGGTTTGCTTCTACTGAAGATGGCTTCCGCAGCATCACTGAAAAGGTGTACGAGAACGCCCGTGCGATGCAGTACAACGCTGACGTGATGGGTGGCCTGAAGGATGGCCTCGTCAGCTATGCCGATAACGTCGGCACCGTCCGTGACGCATTCGCCAACCTTGCCAATCAAGGCATCAAAGGAGTTGAAAACTCGATCTTTGATCTGGTGACCACTGGCACCACCAACTACCAAGCCTTTGCCGTTGAAATTTTGAATCAAACAGCCCGAATGATTATTCAGCAATACGTGCTGAAAACAATTATGTCTTCACTGGGCTTCTTGGGTAAACCCACCGGTTCTGCTGTTGCTCCCTTGTCTGGGGTTTCCCAATACAACGCGAACGCCACCTCGTTCAATCCGCTTGCATTTACGGGCGGATTTAGCTTTGCGATGGGTGGCATCATGACCCAGCAAGGTCCGCTGAAGCTTCGCCGTTATGCCGCCGGTGGTATTGCCAATAGCCCCCAACTGGCCATGTACGGCGAAGGAAGCCGTCCTGAAGCGTATGTGCCTCTGCCTGATGGCCGCAGCATTCCAGTGACGATGAATGGTAATGGCAACAACGTAAAAGTTGATTCCATCAATATCACCGTTCAAAATACCGGTGAGGATTTGTCACCCGCTACGCAAAAGCGGATTGCAAATCAGGTTCAAGGTATTGTGATGGCCAACTTGGTCAACGAGCGCCGTAGCGGAGGCATCCTGCGATGACATACATGGCGTTTGACGACATCAAGCTGGATTTGTCCAGCACGGTGCGTCGCAACCAACGTGTCCAGCGGATGCAATTTGGCGATGGCTACAGCCAAGTGTTGACCGATGGTTTGAATAGTGAACAAGAAGTCTGGGACTGCAAAACAATTCCGTTGACTAATTCAGAAGCTTTTTCAATTGAAAGTTTTCTGCTGTCAAAAAAGGGGCAAGCAATTACTTGGACTCCGCCATTCAACACAAAAAGTTTTTCGCGGCCTTTTGAATCCGGTCAATTGCTATTGGGTTACACAAACATCAGCGCGTTGACGTTGACTGGTTACACACGGCCAACCAATTACACCGCCAACCTTGTCACAGGCTTGCTGACTTCTGTGACCATTGCGAATGGCACTGTGGTGGACATCGAATTGACGCTTGCCGCCCGCTCTTTCTTGCTTGGCAGTGGATGGACAATCACGCCAGTTAGCCCAGAGTATGCAACTTTGCAATTTGAAATGCGGAGAGTGTATGTATGACTCAATCGCCTCCCAATAGTCAAACATTTAAGACGCAACTTCCCGAAGTTGTTGATCTTTTTACGCTGGATATCGCGGTATTACTTCCCGCTGGTTCTGTTGACCAGTCAATTTATCGCTTTTGCAATTGGACACAAACTAACGGCAGTGATGTTGTCTACGACGGCAATACATACGTTGCGCTGCCATTACAGGCAAATGGCTTTGAGCTAAATACCAGCGGTCAACTGGAGCGCCCCAGCATCACTTTTGCCAACGTCGGCCTCGCCATCACCGGACTCACCAACACCTACGACGACTTGGTTGGCGCCACGGTGCAGCGCATCCGCACACTGACCACCTACCTTGACGGCCAACCCGCAGCCGATCCCGACGCCTACTGGGGACCAGATCAGTGGGTTGTGGAACAAAAGACCAACGAAACAAAACTGTCAGTCACGTTCCAGCTTTCTGTTCCGTTCGATCTTGAAGGTCGCAGTCTTCCCGGTCGCCGCCTGCTGCGCGAACAATGCCAGTGGATCTACCGCGACAACATCGGTTGCCACTACAACGGCGCAAGCTACTGGGACGCGAATGACAACGTGGTTGGCACCTTGGCGCAGGATGCGTGCGGCAAACGACTGGAGAGTTGCAAATTACGTTTTGGCTCCGGTAGCCGCCTACCGTTCGGTGGCTTTCCCGGCTTGGTGGACTCGCAAGGCTGATGGAACTGACTACTTGGTCAAATCCGCTGACCGCTGCCCAACGGCTCGCCATGCGCCAGTACGCCGAGGCCGCCCATCCACGCGAAACCTGTGGCTTCATCCTGCAAGACGGCTCCGTGGTGGAGTGCGCCAACACCAGCAGCGAACCCGACACGTTCACGATCAGCGCCGAGGATACGGCTCTGTATTACGACGACGCGACTGCCTGCTGGCATAGCCACATCAATTACAACGGGTTCAGCGAGGCTGATCGTAAAGCCTGCAAACAACTCAACCTGCCGTATGCAGTGTGGAATTGCGGCGGCAGCGAAGCGTTCTGGCTTGACCCCCAACAGTCTGCTGGCCTACTGGAGCGCCCTTGGAACTACGGCGTCTACGACTGTTATTCCGCCGTGCGGGATTGGTACTGGCAGCAGATGGGCGTGGCGATGGGCGATTACGAGCGGCTGTACGAAGGCGAATGGTCAACCCGTGGTTTCACGCACTTTGAGGAAAACTTTGCTGCTGAAGGCTTTGTGCGCCTGCCGGTCACGGTGCCACTGGAGCGCGGCGATGTGATCCTGTTCCGCATCAGGAATCAGAATTGCTGCAATCACGTCGCTGTCGTGGAAGATCCCAGCGCCAACCTGTTGTACCAGCATCTTGTTGGCAGGTTGTCTGGATTAACGGCGTACAGCGGATACTTCCGCGAGAATACTTACATGGTGGTGCGGAGGCTCGGTTAATGGTCACGATCAGGTTGCTGGGTGAGCTTGGGCGCAAATTCGGACGCCGCTTCCAACTTGCGGTCAAGACTCCTGCCGAGGCCGTGCGGGCGTTGTGTGTACAGATGCCAGAGCTGCGCCAGTACCTGATTGAAAGCGGCGACAACGGCATTGCGTGGCGCGTTGTGACTGATCGTGCAGAAGGTTTGAACGAAGAACAGTTGATGTGGCCGATGAGCAAACGACTGGTGCTGGCTCCTATTCCGACAGGTCGCGGTGGTGGAGGCGGTGGTGGCGGGTTCGGGGCAATTTTGGCCGGAATTGGCTTGGTCGCTCTATCTTTTCTGACCGCTGGTGCGACCATCGGCTTACTTGGATTGGCAGCTCCTTTTGCGATTTCTCCTGTGCTTGGATCGCTGGGCGTTGCAATGATTTTTGGTGGCGTAGCACAGTTGCTAACACCAACTCCAAAAATGCCCACCGTGGATAACGTCGGCGGCGCATCAACAAGCGGAAGAAGCGAATCAGATCAACTGAAGTCTTTTACGTTCGATAAATCCAACGCCAATACAAAGCAAGGCGAGGTGGTCCCCGTCCTTTACGGTGAACGCATGATCGGAAGTTTGCCGGTGCTGTCGTTTGGCTTTGAGCTGCAGAATTACCTCTGATGGAAGACCTCAACAACCTGCCCGAGATCAGTGGTGCTGGCGGTGTCGTACAACCCGTAGCCACAACGGTTATCCAATCAGTTGTTGCGCCTACGCGGCAGCCTGTTGAGGAAGCCAACAACCTGTTCTCTGTTGCCTTTGCCAAGACTGTTTATGCAGTCAGCGAAGGTGAAATCGAAGGCTTCCCCAATAGCACGGAAGAAGATATTTTCTTGGATGGCACACCAATCCAGAATCCAGACGGCAGCAAAAATTTCAACGGTTACACCATCGACAGCCGCACTGGCACGGACGAAACTCAAACCCCGATGCTGGGGTTCAGCACTGTTGAAAATACCGTCGGCGTCAACACGGCAGTAACGGTTGCCTCTGGTCCGATCACCCGCACGATCACCGACCTTGATACCGAGCGTTGCCGCGTCATCATCACGCACACGGCACTGCAATCCACCAACGTCGATAACGGCGACATTCGCGCCACCAGCGTTAAATACCGGATCGCAGTTTCGGCAAACGGTGGACCGTACACCACCATCACCGAACCAGAAGTCAGCGGTAAATCCAGCAGCCAGTTTCAGCGTGCCTACGAATTTGACCTGAGCGGCACCGGACCGTGGAGCGTCCGCGTCACCCGCATCACGCCCGATAGCAGCAGTGCTTATTTGCAGAACGGAATCGTTTGGCAGAGCTTTGCTGAAATCATCGATGAGAAATTTGCCTACCCCAACACGGCATTGGTGGCGCTGAAAGTTGATGCCCGCCAATTCAACAGCATCCCCGATCTGTCCGTCCGCATCCGTGGCAAGCGGGTACAAATACCTACCAACTATGACCCCGTAGCCCGCACCTACAGCGGCATCTGGGACGGCACCTTCACCACCGCTTGGACTGACAACCCCGCTTGGATCTTCCGCGACATTGTGCTGAACCCCCGTTTCGGGTGCGCTCGGTACATGCCGACCATCGCAATCGACCCTTGGTATCTGTACACCGTCAGCCAATACTGCGACGAACAAGTTCCTAACGGCGAAGGCGGATACGAACCACGCTTCACCTGCAACGTCTACCTTCAGAACCCCGGCAGCGTCTACGAAGTTCTCAACGCACTGGCGTCCTGTTTCCGTGGTTTGGTCTATTACAGCCAAGGCAAGCTCTACCTGACGCAAGATCGCGCCCAGATCCCTGTTCAACAGTTCAGCGAAGCCAACGTCATCCAAGAGGTTGACGACAACGGCGTCGTTACATCGCCCTGCTTCACCTACAACGGCACCGCCAAAACCGCCCGTAAATCCGTTGTTCTAGCCAACTGGGACGACCCCAATCAGTCCTATTCCAGCGTCACCGAATACCTGCAGGATGACACCCTGCTGGAGCGTTTTGGCTACAACCCCATCGACCTTCGCCTGCTGGGCGTCACCTCACGCGGTCAAGCACTACGGGCGGCAAAGCACACGCTATTTAGCAACCGCTACGAGACCGAGAAAGTCAGCTTCCGCATTGGCGCAGAAGGTCTTGCCGCCAGCATCGGTGAAGTCATCCAGATTGCCGACCCGCTGAAACAAGGTCAACGCCTTGGCGGTCGCGTCCGTGCCATCGACGCCGAAAACAACCGCATCACGCTTGACGCTGTTCTCAACCTCAGCCCCGCCAACACCTACACGCTGACACTGGTTATCCCCGACGGGCAGAAGACCACCAACCCCGACGGCACGATCACTACTCAGCCGAAGCTGCAGGTTCTCAACGTTGTTGATTATTCCAACCTCGCGGGTGCCAGCCAACTCAACAATATCGGCGCCCAGAACCTTGACCTTCTGATCACGCAAAGTGGCGATGAACTGGTGGGTTATGTCGTGCAAGACGATGACGCCTACACGGTCATCCGTTGCAACGGCATTGTCGATACTCAAGTCGGTGCGCTGTGGGTGCTGGAGTGGCAGAGCCTTGAGGCCGCGCTCTACAAGATCATCGCCATCAGCGAAGTTGATCCGCTGGTCTTCCAAGTTGAAGCCG